AAAGCTGACATTGTTTGGCGGCGTGATTGACGTGTTCGTAAGATCAAACACCAGGTCAGATGCCGTCAAGTCATCCGCGCCGATACCCAAGCCAAACGCGCCAATAATTGCGGAGCCCGTCGAGACGCCGACAAAAGGCGTTGAAACCGCGCGTTCTGTAACTGTCGTATCAACATCAACCGTCGCCGAGGATGTCCCGCCCGTGATCGTCTGACCATCTGTCGGAGCAACGCCAGTTAAGAGCTGTATCCACATCTTGGTCGCCGCCGTGGGTGAATTGATCGCTAGCATTTGACCGGTGCCACCTGACCAGCTTACCGGCTCTACAGCGCTGAAAGTGCCGGTTGGCGTGTCTACGTCAATTTCGTGCGTAATGCCCCTGAATAGCTCACCATTGAGCCCATAAAGCGTTTCGCCAGATCCTTCGCGCGTCAGCCACTTTAAGCGCTCATAGAACGTATTGACGCTACGCGATCCAAATTCCCAATCAGAATAGTAGAACTCGTTTGAACCATCGCCAGAAGCATCGATCCCGCGATAGCCTTCTGTGTTTGTCACATCGCTGTAAGTGGCAATCGTTCCTTCAGCCGTATTGTTGTTAAGGTCGTTCGCCTCTGTCAAAGCCACAACGTTCACACCGCGCGACGTGCCGTTGATCTTGAACTCGCCATAAGTGTTGCCGTAATTGCGAGACGTAAACACAAGCCGCCGACCATCAGTGTCAGCGCCGCCCGTGCGTACTTTAATCAAAAAGCGATGCGAAAGACCATTTGCAGGATCGGCGTTCAAGCCGCCGTTGCTGTTCCACCAATCATCTGCCAGGACAGCGCCGTTTTGAATAATCTGCACGTTACTGGACGCACCAATGACCGAGACACCATCATAAATCTCATCGCCGCTGCTTTGAATGACAGAGCCGTCATAGAGGTGTTCTGCTGCCGTATCATCAATGTTAAAGCCATTCAAAAGCGTGATAATGTTATCAGTGGACCGATCCGAAGGCGTCGCGTCTGTAATATCTAGCTCGTCGTCTCCTGACGCTGAAGCATCGTCTGCAAAGTCTTGCAAAGCGCGGTGAAGCTCGATCACTGTCGCATAGCTTGGCGTTAAACCACTATGGTCATCGCCAATATAACGCACGTTGCCAGAAGAGCGCGTAATGCTCCAATCAGTTGCCGTAAATGCCATCTATACTTCCGCCACCGTTTCAGCGCCTATAATGTTTCCGCTCGGATCTCTAACAATGCGCTTAGGCATCGCTTGCAGGGCCGTTTGCTGCTCGATAGAGCTTTGCAAGGTCGCAATCATACCGCCGACCGCCGCAAGCGTTTCTTGCATTGGGTCTGGTCCTGGATCCGGTTCAACATCGCCTTCAACACTCGCAGCAGGCTCCATCGCCTTCTCTGCAAGCTTGGCGCGCAATTCCATCTCGAATTTCTGCAAATCCGCCAGAAGCTTCTTGTCCTGGTTCAAAGCGTCCTGAACCATCTTTTCACGTTCGATCTGGCCAGTTTGCGCCATGCGCTCGCGTTCTAGTTCGCTTTGTTGCTGTATCTCAAACGCTCGCAATTGCGCTTGGCTATTATCAACTTGCGCTGGCGTTTCCGGTTGCGCCGCTCTTTGGGCTTCTGCCATTGCTTTGGCCGCTTGCGCCTCTTTCAATTGGATTTCAGCAGCCGCCGCGCGCTGTTGCATCTGCATTTGAGCTTGCTGCATTTGCATTTGCATCGCGTCTTGTTGCTGTTGCTCAGGCGTTGGCGGTTCACCCGACTCCTTTTGTTCCATCGCCTTGATATTTGGCGGCAACATCTCAGCCAATCGCTTCGCAGCCTTCTCGGCACCCGGCCAGTCCTCATTTGAAACCATCAAATCAAGCAAGATTGGAGCCATCTGCGGCGCTGACTGAATAGCCATTCGCATGGTTTCAGCCGCTTCTTCGCGCTGCGTGGCAAAGCCAGGACCAACCTTAACCGCAACGTCGAAGTGCGTGCGCTCCATTGGATTGATTGGGCCAGACGCAGGGTCAAAGCCGTTAATCTGGATAACCTTCTCTTTATGGTCCTTGCCCAAAACGCGAATCTGGCGCTCTTCGGTGTAAATCTCTGGAATGATCCGAACCAGCCAACGGCCAACCTCTTTCAGCGCATGGTTGAACTCGTCGATATAATCAAACGTGGCCATGTCGCCTTGCTCTTCACGCGCCCGAATAGCGCGCCCGCTTGTCTCATTTGATCGAGCGCCTAGCGAAGCGTCATAAATGCCAGTGACTTGCTTTATGTTTTCGTCAAAGACCTGCATTGCGTTGACTAAGCCAACGTTGAAAGGCGGAGGCTGATTATAGACCGGAGGCGCTGACGCCTTATCGTTGTATGGCAAATAAGACTTGTTCGACAAACTCGCTTGCGACCATTCTTCCTCGAAGCCTTCAAAGGCTTTGCTTGGCCCTGTCCACTTAGGCTTAGGCGTTGCGGCCATCGCCTCAATCATTAAAGCCATTGACCAGTTAATCATCCGAACGCTGTCTTTAGCGTCTCTGATTATGCCCTTGCGAACTTTACGCCGGCCGATCCGCTTCTCATTTGGAATATATGGAAAAATCGGGATGCGACCGCCTGGCACAATCTCGCCATCTAATCCGCCGCGCAGGATTTTACCGCCTGTAAGCAACCAAACGCGGCAGACCTTTTCGGTGGTTTCAACCAAAGGCACCAAACCCTCGGGCGCTTCGTCTTCGCCGCGAACTATTATGCTTTCGCCCGTCATCGGATCTTCAAACCGGCGAACCTTTTCGGTTTTCACGCAATAATATTCGCAAATTCGCGTTTCTTCGGACTCGCTGTCATGCCAATCAGTCCAAGCGGTTGATTCCTCTTCGTCTGGCCACTCGCCTTGCGCATCTGGAAACTCGTCTTCAACCTCTTCATCTGGGATGTAGTCAATCACCCAGCACCGTCGCGCGTCAGAGCGATTGGCTTTCACTGAACTGCTATCCCAGATCACGCTCAACGGATCTTCAATGCACTCTAGTTCTGCATCCAGGAAATCCGGGTTAATCTCTGACTCAACAATTGAGCCGCGCAAGTGACCAATGCCGCAAGCAACGCCATCATCTGCCCATGCTGCATATTGGCGGGCAGCGTTTGAATTGCGCTCAATGTGGTTGATTACACCCTCGAAGCATTCTGCGATATTGCGGTCGTCAGTCTCAACAGGCTTTAGATTTATCTCGGGCTTGTTTGTGCGTATTGTGGAAGTCACTTGCTTTAGAAACGGCACAAGACGATTAAGCGAAGGACAAGGTCGGTTCTCTGCTTCTCTGTTTTGCCTGTCGCGGCTGTCCCATTGCGTTGCCGGATCAACCACAAAGCGCAAATCGTCGTAAGCTTCCCGGCGGTTGTCGCGATCTGCTTCCAGATCCCGCTCAAACTCAGCGCGGCGCTTGTCTAAAAACGTATCAGCCGCAGATTCCGCAGACTCTTGCTCGTCTTCGTCGTCATAGCCGGAAGCTTTTACAGCGTCATCCATCCACTATTGTCCTTCCGCTTATTGCCGCGAGGCTTCGGCTTATTTTCTGCAAATCGCTTCATCATCATCGCATATCGAGACGCCGCCAAAAGGTCGTCTTTGATTGGGTTAATCAGCCCGTCAACGCGGTGATATAAGCTAAACTCTTGGAACCACGCTTGACAGCTTCTAAACACTTTCCAGCGGCCAGTTTGCATTCGTTCCAGCATTTCCATCACGCCAGCTTCCAAGCCGTTTTTGCCATCTTCAAACGTGGCTTTATCTGCCAGCATTTCTAAATGTTGCTCGCGGTAAGAATCCGCTAACGTTACGCCTGATTGCTTATCGTGTTGCAATCCATCATGCGGCCAGGCAACAGGCACCCATTCACCCCAGGCTCTTATTGCCGCCGCGTGAATAATCGGAGTTGCCTCACGCTGCTTGTATTCCTTCGTGACATAAAGACAGTCTGCGTCACGATCCCAAGCAAGCTGCACCGCAGCCGTTGGGTGATCCCAGCCAAAATCTATGCCGTTGATCAGAACCCATTCGTCAGGGATTGGCATTGGGTCGCATTCGATCTGCTCTTGCGCGATAGGAAACACGCGACCCGAACCCATCGAAGGAATGCCTTTAACCCGCGCTTCCCGCTCATGCGGCGGGTAACTATCAATAATCGCTTGACGCTCTTCCGGTGTGTAATGTTCCGCGTCATCTATCGTCATGCGGATGACGGAGCGACTCATGCGGCCTCTAAAGCCTCTTCATTTAAGAACATGCTGACCACATCGGACATCCCCAGCAAAGGCGTAAACGTAATGCGCGTTAAGCCCTTCGTAGCATTCGTTCGGGTTAAGCCTTCCATGTAAATATCCATGGGCGGCTCTTCATCAAACCAAACGCCGTCTAGTGTCTCACCTTGCCACTTTTGACGGCCCTGGTCGTAAGACTTGAAACCAAGCGTGCTAATCCCGCCAGAAACATGCCTAACCGTGATACTATCCAGCGCGTCAGCAACGCCCATACGGCGCTTAGAGGATAACAGACAGTCTTTAGGAACCATGCCCGTCCCCCACTGACTTTCATCCTTTGGCTCGCCAACAAGATATCGTTGCACACCATCGCGAGTGACTTCGCCAGTTTTAGACGCTGCCCACCAGCGCACAGGACGTTCCCAGCGCCGACCTTCCCACCAATCTGGATAAAGGCCCGTCAGATGAAACGCTGTGTCAGCTGCCCCGCAATACGTTTTGCCAAGCTGATTGCCAGCCATAAGCAAAGCTTCGCGCTGCAACTCTTTGTGAAACTCACGTTGCTTGGCGTAAGGCTGATAATCAATTAAGCGATTTTCTTGGCAACGCTTTTGTTTTTCCGCCATCAGCTTTGCTAGCTCCAATTTCAAGTCGGAGCGCGTCAGCGAGTGCGGTAATGCGTTTGTCAAGTTGGTCGTCAGTGAGTTCGTCAAACTCGGACACTTTCACGTTCAGTTCTTTTGGAAGGATCGATGCAGCAACTTTCACATACTCATGAGGCCGATCAGCGCGCATTGTTTGAATGGCTGTCACGCCATGCTCTTCCCAATCACTAAGGAAGTCAGCAAGGAAAGCCTCGCCTAATTTATTGCGTGAGCCTTTAGGTCGGCCAGGCCCGCCGTTATTACCCGGTTGAAATCGGCCTGTCTTTTGATCCTGTTCTGGGACGGGTCGTTCATCGTCAATCATGACCGCGCTCTAAGGCTTAACCAGCCGCCAAGCGACAACCGCAGCGCCGCCGCAAACGATCCAGCCGACAAGCGGAGCAATGAAACCCGGCGTGACAGACACGTCAGGCAAGAAGATTGAATCCGCCAAAAGAAACGCGCCTAGCGCTGCTAGAGACTTACCGCCAAAGTCAATTGCCGACTTAGGGTCCACGTTTACTTGAGCCATACTGGCCTCCTGTTTTGAAATTTGGGTTAGGTTTACCGGCCCAGCATTGGGGGGGGGCTGATCCCTATAATGAAAATAAAAGGAAAAGTGCCGGGCCGGTAACTTGTTAATCCGTTTCTGGAAGGGAGCCGTTAGGCTCGTAACCTTCGAATGCAGGGCTGTAGTCAATACCGCTCAAGTCAGTCATAGGCTCGATTGGCTCAGGGTCATCCGCTACAGCCGTGTGCGGCGTGAAAGCCTTATTGGCTAGCGTTGACTCCATGCTGACTTCATAGCCATAAATGAATGCGGTTGCCTCGTCGTTTGTGTCGAACGTCCATTCCTTGTCGCCATCGACAACGGCAAACGTGGTCACTGTTCTGTCTTCAATACGCATCAAAAGCCCCTGATGAAAAGAGCGACACCCAGTTGTCAGCGAAGAAACGTTAAAAACACGCCCGCCAGCCCTGCCGCTTTGGAATTGAATTTTGGGAGATTGCCCTTCGCGAGCGCTGTTAGCTCTGCGATTGTGGGAATTATGACTGATTTGGCGTTCCCGTCAAGCCGCGTGTTCCCGCAAAAATATGGCAACAATGACTAAGAAGAAGCATCCGACCGCAAATCCGTAAAAAGAAGCATCAGAATGCAACGCCAACTCAGATTTTGAGAGCGCATATTTCACAAGCCCATCAATCGCGAATACGAGAGCAAATCCACAGGACATTAGGGCAACACCACCACAGAAGCCAAACAAAAACGAAGCTAGCCCCCTCATGACCCTGCTCCGAAAAATGGTTCTGCGGCTTCCAGATACGCTTTCAGCGCGGCCTTAATGCGGTTCTCTACGTCTTTCGTGCGGCCCCTCAATTGCCCGGACGCCTGACGGATCGTGATATGCCCGCACACAAGGCCCGTGACAGGCTTTACGAAGTCCAGTCCGGGCAATGTCGCCTCACCCGCAGCAAGCGCCGCTGACGCCTGACGCAAGGCGTGGATCTTGCTCTCAATCCCGCCTGACTGGCCGCCATCGACAAAGACTAGGTTTCCCCCTGCTGCCATAGTGACCTGCCGCGCGACCATGTAATCACGCAAGCGAAGTGCCGTCCGCCCGTGGCGTTCCTCGAGAAAGCGGTCTTTCAGCATGTTGCCAATGCTGTCCCGACTGCCCAGCTCGCGGATAATGCCGAAAGCAATCGGCTTCACTTCCGAGCGCCTGCGTTGCTTTGACTTGAGCGACTGCGCAGCAATGCGCCTGCGGTGCGCCTCCTCTGCATCGCCTTCGATCAGGGCAAGGCGCTCGGCCTCTTCCTGAGACCACAGCGAATTGTCCGCATCGTTTCTTCGAGTCACATATGCCCGTTGTAGCTTAACAGTCTGGCTCATTGGTCGCCCCTCGCTGCTTTGATCATTGCGGTGAAAACTCTTTCGGCGCTTTCAGGGTCGCCACCAAAGCCGAATATCGCCCCGCCCGCCTCAACCATCCGCGCGTCAGGCTCTTGAAGTGCGGAGAGGGCTGCGCGGGCGGCCTCCATGCAGTCATCCCGAAAAGGCCCGTTAACGTCTCGGTGTTCGTCGCCAAAAATCCCGCGTGTCTCGATCCAGTGCCGTTTGTTTTTGTGCAGGTTGTCGAATGACGGCCCTATGTTGTCGGCAATCGCCCTAGCCATGCGCTCGATCATCTCTGTTGGTTCAGTCATTGGTTGGGTTTCCGTCTTCAAGATCAGAAATGCGTTGTTCATGGTCTTGAAGAACGCCGTGTACGGATTGCGCTAACGCTGTGACCATTGCCATCAAAAACAATACAAGAAGCCAAAGCGCAGCCTTTTCTTTAAAGTCCATCACACACCCCCATCGCAAGCCACACGCCAATAGCGAAAAGCATCCAAGGCCCATATGCGCAGGCCGTAAGCCAAAGGGCTGACATGCGGTTTCTTTGTATGTGCTTCATCACAGCACCCCCCATTGAAACAAAACAAAAATTGCAAAGCAGATGCTCGCAGCGGTGAAGCCAAGCAAAGAGCCAGCCTTGAAGCCTTCAACGTATTGATCGCGGTGCTTCATGCTGCACGCTCCAGACCGTTGGCCTGGTTCACCAGCGTTTTCCACTTTTTCGCATCGGCAGCGCTCATGCGATAGCCGCGCGCCCAAACAGTCTCTATCGTTATCCCGGCAGGCTTCAGCGCCTTGCGGGCATTGTGCATGAACACTTTGACCGTGTTTCGCTTGATGTCGCATTCGTGGGGCTGATCATACATCGCGAACAGGCAAGCCTCATACGTCACGAAATTAGGCGCGCGTGCGGCCAGCACATTCACCAGCCTAAATTTTTTGCCGTTCAAATCAGATATTGGGCAAAGCAGGCCAGTGCCTAGCAGGCCGTCGAGACGCCAGCGCAATTCTGCGTTTTCTTGCTCTAGCTCGTCGTAAGTCATGCTGCCCACCCTTCGCCATTGGTAAAGGACCAATCAGCCTCTTCCGCAAAAAGCTCAGGAAAATCCGCCCGGACCATGTTCACGAATTGATCTTTTTTCCACAGGGGCTCAATTTGGTTTTTTCGCTTGGACGGCTTGCCGTCATGGCCGTGCGCCCTACGAAGCCCGTGCAGAATTGTAGTGTGGTCCTTGAGGTGAAGCGCGCGCGCAATCTGGGGCATCGAGTAACGCCCAGTCGCGTGCATGTAAGCCATAACGAACCATCGCGGCTCAGTGTGCGAAGGCGATTTGCACTGGCGACGCAATGCCTCAACCGTGATCAACCGATTAAATTCTATGCTGGCCCACTTGGACGCCTGCTCTATCGTGTTTTTATATGTTCGCATCATGCGGCTTCCCCTATGTTTTG